GGTTTCCTCTACCATAAGAACAGATTCCGGCGCGGATTTGCCATGGCCTACCGTAAATGATACGGGCAACACCGGCGCCATCCTGGCCGAGAACACCCAGGTCTCTGAACAGGATGTAACCTTTGGTTCTGTAACGTTCGGAGCTTTTAAGTACACCTCCAAGCTGGTGTTGGTTTCTGAGGAGCTGATGCAAGATTCAGCCTTCAATCTCACCAGCGAGCTCGGCTCACTCCTGGGCGAGCGCATTGCGCGCATCCTGAACGAAAACTTCACCACGGGAAGCGGCTCAGGCCAGCCTAATGGCGTAATCACAGCAGCCTCAAGCGGCAAAACGGCCGCGTCGGCCTCGGCTATTACAGCCGGCGAGATCATCGACCTGTTTCATAGTGTTGATCCTTCTTACCGCGATGGCGCTTCAAGCGTCTGGATGTGCAATGATTCGACGGTGGCGGCGATCCGCAAGCTGACCGACGACCAGGGACAGTTCCTCTGGCAGGCCGGGATGCAGGCGGGGATACCTGACCGCCTCTATGGTCGCGCTGTGGTGGTCAATCAAATCATGCAGGACATCGGGGCGTCTGAATATCCCCTGATTTTTGGTGACTTCTCTCTTTATAAGATTAGAGACGTCGCTGGCGTAAGGCTCTACCGCATGAACGAGCGCTACCGGGACTATGACCAAACGGGCTTCGTTATTTTCAGCCGCCATGACGGAAATCTCCTGAACGCAGGCACCAACCCGGTCAAGTACCTGACGATGGCAGCTTCATAATGAAGGTGTCGCTATTAGTTAGTCGAGCAGGGCCGACGTTTAGCCAGAAGAAGGGCGATATTGTTGACGTTTCCGCCGATGAGGGGAAACGGCTCATCGCCGCTGGCCAAGCGCAGGCAGTTAAGGGAGGCGGCGCGAAGAGCGCCGCCTCCTCTTCTTCCAAACCTAAGAAGAAGAAGGCAACCGAATGAAAATCAAGCTCCTCGTAAACTTCCGCACCGAAACCGAAAAGCATTGTTGCGGTGACGTCATCGAGGTGTCTAAAAGGGTAGGTGAACGCCTGGTCGAAATCGGCCAGGCGGTCATCGCTAAGGGCGGCAAAAAAGAAGCGGCCGCCCTGGAACCTGACACCGAGAACGCGGCCGAAGACGCACCGGAAAAGAGGTGATCTATGGGTTTGGCTGTAGTGACACCTCCAACGGAGGAACCGCTCACCCTGGCGGAATTAAAAGAACACCTGAGAATTGAGACCGCCGATGATAACGACTACATCACGGCGTTAGGCGTCAGCGGGCGCGAGTGGTGCGAGGGTTTCTGCAATCGGCAGTTCGTCACGGCCACCTATGACTGGAGCGTAGATAAGTTCTCGAGCTCTTTTCTTCTACCTAAGCCCGAGCTGCAAAGCGTCACCACGGTGAAATATATCGACACCGACGGCGCAACGCAGACAGTCTCAAGCTCGGTCTACGATGTAGATATAGACCAGGAGCCGGGGCGCCTGCGCCTGGCATATTCGCAGAGCTGGCCATCTGACCGGCGCTCGACACCTAACAGCGTGATCATCAGGTTCGTGGCCGGCTACGGCGACGCCGACGCGGTGCCTGAGACCATCAAGGCCGCCATCAAGCTCCTGGTTGGACACCTCTATGAGCATCGGGAAGCCGTCACGCTCGGGCACCTGTCGCGGAGCCTGCAATACGGCCTCGAGCGCCTGCTATGGCCTTACAAGATGGCGGAGGTGTGATTGATGCTGATAGGGCGCCTACGTCATCGGATCACCTTCCAGAATGAGAGCCTCGTCGATGATGGCCAGGGCGGTGAGGTGCGCACCTGGGACACCAGGACCGAGGCATCCTTTGCCAGCATCAAGCCGCTCAGGGCCGAGGAGAGATTCTACAACGAGCAGCTGAACCATAACGGCACTCATGAGGTGGTCATACGCTATCGCGATGATATTTCTGCTACTGACCGGATAAAGATTTCTTCCGGCCGATATTTTCAGATCGTCGGGATGATTAATCCCAACGAGCGAGATCGCCAGCTGGTGATCACCTGTAAGGAAATCAACGCATGAGCCTGAAAATATCGAAATCAAGCCAGGCGGTGATTTTCAAAAAACTGCTCCTGATGAGCGGCGCCATTAAGCGCAACGTGCGGGAGGTGGTCGAGGAGAGCTCCAAGGCCATCCAGAAAGACGCCAGGAGCAGGGCGCCCAGCGATACGGGGCGGCTCAGGCGTTCTATCCAGTTCAGGAAGCACAACGAGGGGCTTACCGGCGTGGTCTACACCAGGACGACATCGGCCGGCGGGCGCTCAGGTGTGAGTTACGCGCATCTTGTGGAATGGGGCTCGGGCTCTTTCTATAATCCCGTCGCCGTCGGGCGCCGGGGCGGTGGTGGGGCCTATACGCCGCCGGCCGGGGGCCTGCTGGGTGCCTGGGCTGAGCGGAAGGGCCTGCCGGTTTTCCCGGTGGCGCGTGGGCTGGGGCTCAAGGGAGGCGTAAAGGGCCGGCCGTTTCTTTTCCCAGCCTTCCAGGGAGAAAGACCGCGTTTCACGCGCAACCTGCGGCGGGCAATCTGGAATAAATCAGTTGTCCCGATAGCCAGGGGGGCCGCATGAGCGAAAGACTCCCTCTCAATTCACTTCAAAAGGGCATCTACGGGCGCCTCACGGATGCAGGCGATGGGATTTCGACCGATGTATATGACGAGGTGCCCGAGGGCACCGCGCCGCCCTACGTCGAGATCGGGAGCTGCTCAGTATCTCTCGAGCTCGAGAAAATCAGCGAGGCCACAACGACGCTACACGCCTTCAGCGATGAGGCGGGCAACAAAGCCTGCAATGACATCCTCGAGGCCAGCATAGAGAGCCTGACCGGCTCAGCTTTAACATTAGACGAGAGTTTTACCCAGGCGCTCGGGCGCCTCGAGGTAGCGGAAATTTTTAAGGAATACCATGCCGAGGGCAAGTTAGTCCGCCACGGCGTTTTGAGGTTTCGTTGGATACTTTCTGACGACGCATAACAGGAGATTTTAAGATGGCAGTAGAAACAGGCTTAAATTGGGAATTTTACGTTGATATAGCGGATGACCTGGCCTCTCCCAGCTGGGTGCTGCTCCCGCAGCAGAGGGATGGCAGCCTGAGCTTTTCAAAGACTGACGTTGACAGCACCAACAAGGAAAACTCGGGCTGGATCGATAGCTTCTCGACCCGGCGCGGCTGGACAGCCTCGGTCGAGGGCATTTATGAGGATAACGATAGCGCCCTGGATTATCTGATTGCGACAAACGAGCTTCACGCCTCAAACACCGATTACCAGGTAGGCGTCAAGCTGGTAGACAACGCGGGCGACACCTACGTCGGCGCCACCACCCTGGACAGTATCGAACTGGCATTACCTGAAGCCGATCTCGTCACCTATTCTCTCAGTTTCACAGGACGCGGGGCGCTGACCCTGACCAGGGCGTAAACAATGAACGATGTTCCTCCCGTTCCCAGCGGCGTAGAAATCATTTTAGACCGGCCTCGGCGCCTGAAATACGGATTCAATGCTATGTGTGAATTCGAGGGCAAGATGGGCCAGGGTATAGCGGAAGCGCTGAACGAGAAGAACATCGGTTTTCAGTCTGCTAGAGCATTATTGTGGGCCGGGCTCATCTGGGAGAGCCCGGAGCTCACGCTGGAAGAGACCGGCGATTTAATTGACGCGGTGCCTGAGAGCGCGGCCGAGGCCAGCACAAGCGATCATCTTCAGTATGTGATGGAGCGCGTGATGGTCGCGCAGGCCGCTGACCAGGGCAAAGCAAAAAAAAAGGACCGCCAGAAAAAGGCGAGCTGAAAAACAATTGGGACGAGCTCAGAAAAATGGCGTTCCGCATCGGCCTGAAGCCGGGAGAATTCTGGGCCCTGACGCCGCGAGAGTTTCAGCTGATGGTAGAGGCTCACAATGAAAATACAGAAAGCGCCCACGACGCCCGAGCCTGGGCGCTCTCCACCCTCATCTGCTCTCTCGGCCAGTTCCGACACAAACCGAACCCCACGAAGATGTTTAACGAGCTTTCAGGCCGAGCAGCTAAGCGCGAAAAATCGAAAGCTGACAGCGACAAAATCGGCGAGATTGTCCGAAAAGCCCGCGACCGTGAACGAGTAAGAAAGAAAGACCAGGAGCAAAATGGCCGGCGTTAAATTAGGCTCGATGGAAATTGTCCTGGGCCTGGACCTCAAGAATTTTGAGCGCCAGATGAAGGGCATCCGGCGCAAGTTCGGGCGCCTGAGCGGCCAGCTGAAGATGGCCGGCCGGGATCTCACGCAGGCCCTCACGCTGCCGCTGGCTGCTATAGGCGTAGGCGCCACCAAGCTCGCCGTAGACTGGGAGACCAGCTTCGCGAACGTGCAAAAGACGGTTAAGGGCACCGAGAGCGAATTATCCCAGCTCTCTGATGGGCTCAGGAAGATGAGCACCGAGCTCCCCATCACGGCCGGGGGCCTGGCAAGCATAGCGGAAGAGGCGGGGCGGCTGGGTATCAAGCAGCGCGAGATCCTCGGATTCACCGAGACCATTGTACGCCTGGCGGAAACTAGCACCCTGGGCGCCGAGGAGGCGGCCACCGGGCTGGCGCGTTTCGCAAATATCACCCGGCTACCCCAGGCCCAGATCGGGCGCCTTGCCACCAGCCTGACGGTGCTGGGATCTGAGTTTGCCACGACCGAATCAGAAATACAGGAGATGAGCCTGCGCCTGGCGGCGGCTGGTACTCACATCGGCCTGTCGGCCGCAGAGATAACGGGCTTTTCCGCTGCCCTCACCAGCCTGGGCATTAACGCCGAGGCCGGCGGAACAGCCATCAGCCGGGTGTTTATAGATATGGCGGCGGCGGTAGACCAGGGCGGCGCCAAGCTCGAGCTCTTCGCCTCGGTGGCAGGCCAGAGCGTGGACGGGTTCAAAAAGCGATTTGAAACCGACGCGGCCGGCGCTGTTTCTACGTTCATCAGCGGCCTGGGCACCCTCGAGAAGCGCGGCAAGAGCCTGACGGGCACCATCGGGCAGCTCGGTTTCGCCAATGTTCGCATCCGTGACGCGCTGCTCAGGGCATCCGGCGCGGGCGACCTGCTCGAGCGCACCCTGGACCGCTCGAATACAGCCTGGGCTGAAAATACGGCGCTTGTCGAGCTCTCGGATAAGCGTTTCAAGACCACCGCCGCCATGCTCACAGTCTTAAAAAACAAGTTTACAGAGCTGGGGCGCCAGCTGGGAGAGGCTCTAATTCCGGCGCTCAAGGCGCTGATGGAAGTATTCCAGGGCTTTTTGCCTACCATCCAGGGCTGGATTAACAGCTTCTCGGCTCTCCCGGCCAGCACCAAGGCCACCATCATCGCCTTTACCGCCCTGGCGGCGGCTATCGGGCCGCTGCTCATCATGCTGGGGATGCTGAGCGGCTCTCTGGCGGCCGTAGCCTCGATGATGACCTTGGTATCGGCTCATCCTATTGTGGCGCTTATCACGGCCATCAGCGCCCTGGTGGTGGGCATAATTGGCTATAACGTAGTTGCGGCGAAGATGAAAGCGTTTACAAGCGGGATCGGCACCGAGGCCACCGATACAGAGAAGCGCATCAGGGCCCTCCAAAAAACGATAGAGAACATCACCAAACTGGAAAAGCTCAGGGCACAAGAAGCCCAGGCCCGGTCAAATAAAACCACCAGTGTTCTGCGTCAAGGTGGAGCGGCTATCGCGGTAGTTAACGCCGAGAGAAAAAAGGAAATTCAAGAGCTCATCAAGGCCATCGACGGACAGACCACAGCGGAAGCCAAACAGGCCATCCAGGTGCTCGAGGTGATCCAGATGGTCAAAAAATCGATGGATGCTCAGGACAGACTCACTAAGGCAAAAACCCTTGCCAGCCAGAAAGCGGAGCTCCTGAACGCCCTCCTGGCTGAAGAAAGCGCCCTCCAGATGGAGCTGGCGACCAAGAGCGGGCCAGCGGCCGCCCAGGCTCTCGATGATAGCCAGGTGAGAATGAGCAACCTGAATATAGTTCTCAGCCAGCTGACCGCCGGGCAGATTGACGCCAGC